TTATTTACAAAATCTTTACTGAAAGGAGGTTTGCTTTATGCAAACCAACAAACAAATTTCTGATGAGAGACGCGAATGGAATCGCATCCTCAAAACACTAATCATTCTCAACGAGTGGTGCTTACAGCATTTGGACGATGATCTGTCTGATGTTGAACATTCGCAGAGTGTATTAGTCGACGAACTTCTGGATACTTACATGTCCAGTACTGAACTGTATAATGATCCGTACTGTGAAGAAGTAACCATGAAGTGGGTTAAGCTAGGATTCAATTGGGAGTAATCCCAATCCTAGCACATTAAAGAAAGGAGGTTGCTTATGTCTAAAAGCAACGAAATTAGTTTCGATAAGTATTTCAACTTACCGAATCCAGGACTTAGGTCGTACTTTGACAATGTCGTTAAAGGACAACCTGAAGTCTACGACACACCGTTTTGTCGAAACAACGGTGGCTTCAAGAAAATCCTACAAGATTGGAAACCCTCGATCGATAAACTTAGCGACGAGTGGCCTTCTCTTGTAGATTTTGAAAATGACCTTGCTGCGAAGGTTGGGCCTATGTCAGTCATGAAACCTTTAGACGATAGGATGGATGACATAGAAGCTTATTACAATGGTATTCTCCTGCCAGCAGCACCTATATCTGAGCGCGCAATTAAGGCAGTCTTATCTGAATTTAAGCAGATCAAAGGCTTAAAGTTGCGAAGCGAACAGAGGACAGTTGATTTAATGAAGAAGTCAACTAATTCTGGTAACCCCTATTTCACCAAAAGGCGAAATGTCGTCAAGAAGACAGTGCCTTGTCTTGTATGGTACGCTTCAATGGATCAGTCCCTTGATGGTGGAAGACAGGAGTACGCAATTTGTGCAATTCTTGGTTGGCGTGGACAAGAAGGTGGACCTACACCTGATGACGTTAAGCAAAGAGTGGTCTGGATGTTCCCCTTTGCTGTTAATATCCAAGAATTAAGATTTTATCAACCATTCAAAGAGGCGGCTCAGCGCTTCAATCTTGTTCCTGCTTGGGTTAGCATGGACTCGGTCGATCTGCGTATCACTAAAATGTTTGATACCAAGGGTAAAGACGATTTGGTTGTTTGTACCGATTTCTCTAAATTTGACCAACACTTCAACTCATCCTTACAGAACGCTGCTAAGACCATAATTGAGCAGCTGTTAACGCTCGACGGTGATAGCCGTGGTTGGTTAGAGAATGTATTCCCCATAAAATATGAAATTCCTCTTGCTTACAACTTCGGTAAAGTGCGGTACGGTAAGCATGGTATGGGAAGTGGTTCAGGTGGCACCAACGACGATGAAACTTTAGCTCATCGTGCTTTACAATATGAAGCCGCCCAGTCGTGTAACCAACGACTTAATCCAAATTCACAGTGCCTGGGAGACGACGGAGTGTTGACGTATCCGGGAATAACTGTGGAAGATGTAGTGCGTTCGTATACTAGCCATGGTCTCGAGATGAATCCAGACAAGCAGTACGCGAGCAAACAGGACTGCGTATATTTAAGACGCTGGCATCATCAAAATTATCGCGTCGACGGCGTATGCGTAGGTGTTTATTCAACCTATAGGGCTTTAGGTAGGTTGTGTGAACAAGAGCGATACTATGACTCAGATGTGTGGTCTGAGAAAATGGTAGCACTAAGGCAATTATCTATAATAGAGAATGTCAAATGGCATCCTCTTCGTGACCAATTTGCCGACTTTTGCATGGCAAGGGATAAGTTTAGACTTGGACTAGACATCCCAGGATTTCTTGAGAATATTGATAAGTTGTCTCAAGAAGCTAACGAACTCATGCCAGATTTCCTTGGATATACTAAGTCACAGGGCAAAGATGCTGAACTTGGCTTATCCAATTGGTGGATAGTGAAATATCTGAAATCGAAGTAACGTTCGTGATGGTGCAGCAAACCATTGGGCCTTTCGG